ACCTGAAAAAAGAGAAATATATGACCGTCATGGCAAACAAGGATTGAATCAGAATAATATGCATTTTGATGAAAGAAATGTTAACGAAATCTTTCGATCATTCTTTGGTGGCGGTGGCGGTGGCGGTGGTGGGGGAGGAGTCCCTTTCGGCCAGTTTGGGGGTCCATTCGGCCAGTTTGGTGGACTCTTCGGGGGTCCATTCGGAAATCAATTCGGCCACCAAAACCAAGGTCCCCAAATGATTCCCCCGATTGAAATAGGAGTTGATTTTGAAATGAATAACTTATTTACAGAGAAGAATATAGTCACGTTAATTGACCGTAGTTCGCCATGTAAACAGTGTCAGGGAACTGGTTGTGAAGATAAGGTTAAACGGACGTGTTCACAATGTCAAGGAAGAAAGATGATCCAACAGCAAATTCGCATGGGTCCTATTATTACTATGAATGTGGGGCCATGTCCCAGTTGTGAGGGTACTGGATGTGATCGTAAAACGAATCAATGTAGTAAATGTCATGGTAAAACAACCGTTACAGAAAATATGCATGTTAATTTTATTGTACCATTAGGTCACCAAGAAAAGGATATTTTATTGATTCAAAACGAAGGCCATATTGGACCAGATTTAACGACCCGTGGTGATGTCACAGTAAGGATGAAAATTAAACCGCATCCTATTTTCCTTCGACATGTGGATTTGCATGATAAGGGGACAATGTCAGTCGGTGATCTACTAACTCATGTTAATTTAACTCTAACTGAATCATTATGTGGTTTTAAACGTATTATCTTACATGTCTCAGGTCAAAATGTGACATTAGAGATGACTAAAGTGATTAAAGAAGGGGACCTACATATTATTGAGAATGAAGGTTTACCAACCAAGAATAACAAAAGAGGTAAACTATTTGTTTGTTTTCATGTTGAAGTCCCAGAACAATTATCCACTGAACAGCGCCGAAAGATTCGTGAAATCTTATCTCAATAGACGAAAGAGAAAAATTGATTTGTAATGGAACTGTTTACTTAGTAAAGAATTAAGAAGTAATGGAATTACTAGATCTACCCGATGAAATTCTTATCCATGTCATTCGCCAAATTCCAGTGGAATTACGGTACCCTTTAAAAGGAGTTAATCATTTCTTCAAAGGAGTGTTTGAAGAAATGCCATATATTTATCACGACCTCTTTAAGAGATTAATTGTTTCTACTCCTGTGCTCTTCTTACCGAAGAGGGCCCTCATCGGGCAAATTACTCTCAATCCTAAATTTATAGCAGTAAAGGCACCGTATTCAACAGGTTTATTTAAGATTAATCTTAAAAGTGTTCCTTCGATACAAAACATAGGTTATCAATTGAAACTAGATGATGTTGATGATTTGACAGAATTTGAACTGAAACAGATGGCATTTCAAATTGGTCGAGAACGGTTCGACAATATCAATGATGTAATTCGAAGTCTACATTGGATGTGATATGAAAAATTGATTTAAAATTCATTTTGTAAATATTCTATTTATAAAATGTTCACTTGTGTCTGGTGTAGACAGATTGTTAATACAATTTCATTTAAGTGTCTTGGATGTAATGGTAAATGCTGTCATTCTTGTGCCAAAATAGTCATGCCACAAGGGCATCAAAAATGCCCATATTGTACGACATTTGAAGATGCGAAAAATTATGGATTACCTCCTTTAAATTACAAAAAATAAATATTTTACATGATTCTTAAAATCATGTAAAATTGTTAAAATTTTCAACTTACTTTGTACAGAGCACTTATTGTGAAATATTAAACCGATTAATCTTAAAGATATTCGGACGAATATAACCCATTCTATGACCAGCCAACCATGTGGTTGGCTCTTCAAACATATTTCTAAATAGTTTAGAAACTTTGACAGGGTCGCTTTGTTCGTCATCAAAAGTTCTTGGAATATAGCGATATTCCACCTTAGGTGGCGGACACTGTTGAATCTGGTTAATATAACCAATAATAACCGCAACAATACCAATAAATGTTAACAAGACAATAATTGACTTCATTTATATGATAGATGTATAGATGTATATATGTTTGATAACATAATTATTTTTTGCCACGTGATGCTTGACGGTCCTTAATCTTTTGCTTAAGTTTGTCACGGACTTCTTTATTGTTAGATTCTTTGGCGTCATCAATCATCATTTGTTTCCTCTTAGCGAAGAACTCATCCTTTTGTTCCGCATTATGTTTCTTCTGAGCCATCAAATCATTGAGTTCAGAGACCATGTATTCCTGATCCTGAATGGCATCAACATTAGGATCCCATGGAACCCAATAGCCAACAGGGAGAACATATGTATGAACAAACGGTTCTATTTCCTCGTGAATCTTCTTGGCTTTGGCTTTGGCTTCGGTTAAGTCTTCAAAAACGCCTCTGATCTTGAATCCTCTGATACTGGTTTCATCTGTAAACTTAGTGTTAAAGTCAGACTCTAATTCCTTATGATTGATTGATTGATAAGTCTCAAGTCGATCAGTTAAGTCCTCTTGATCAATACGGTATGTGCGGAGTGTTTTTTCAACCTGTTCATCCTCATTCAATTGAATGTCTTTTTTGGTTTCTTCTAGAAGGGCAGCGGCTGCTTTATAAATGGGGTCACTTGATGATTTATAGGTGTTTATTTTCTGTTCAAGTACCTTATCAAATGTATTGTTAATGTTCTTAACCAGGTTATTGGTTGTATCCATAATCTGTTTATTAATGTCATGATATAGGAAACGATTGGCTTCATATATGAAGCGTTGTTTGACTCTATCATTAGGTGAGACGAAGGACGCAAGCGCCCAACTCTGAGTAAATGATGGTTTATGGCAGATTGTCACAACTGGTGGATCCACCGTTAAGTGTTCTGCTTTGATGGTTTGATTGTTAGATGCCATGATTTATAGTTTATAGGAATATTTTATCTTTAAGAATTAAACGAATGATTTTTTTAAGTAATATATAGATTACTATTCTTTTGAAAATCTTTTTTTGGAAAAAATAATTTATATTTATAATTATATAACAAAACAATGGCATCAAACGATAAGAAAGTTGCAGAACAAATGAGTCTACCATCTCCATCTCTGGGGATCGATCTCAGAGATATTGTCTCTAGGGTTATTAAATACGTCGTCGAAGGTGGTGCGGTTGCCGTAGCTGCCTTTGTCATTCCACGTAAAAAAATGGATGTTAAGGAGATAATCATGATTGCTCTAACTGCCGCAGCAGTTTTCGCAGTACTTGACCTCTATGCCCCCGCCGTTGGAGCAGCTGCCCGCCAGGGAAGTGGTTTCGCAATCGGTGCATCAACAGTCGGTTTCGGTGGAGTGCCCATGGGTAACATGAGATTCCCAGGTGTTCCTGGACTGTAATTAATTAATTAATTAATTAATTTATAATTATCGTAATTAAGGATATTAATTTTTGTTAAATTTGAAAAAAATTGAATAATTTTTTTTACATTTAGATAGGAAATATAAGAATCATATCATAATACATATACTTAACATAATAAAGCAATATGAACCCCCCTTATAAGAGAGTTAAACTAAGTAATTTGGTTGATATGATTAGTGCAACATCACTATCAAATGACCCACCAAATGACCCACCAAATTCATCAAATCCTCGGAAGCGATCAAGATCACATGACTCTAGGAATCCAAAGCGTGTTCCTCCGCTTCCAATTGATCAAATTATATTTTTCTGCCCTCCATCCATTAAAAATAACGATGCTACCAACGGCGATGACGGCGATGAATCCAGTGAAGATTATGAAGATTACATTCGCGAAAAAGAAATAGATTGTGATAAATCGGATTGTGATCATGAGGATGATAATGAGGGTGATTCATTAACCGTTCAGTTGCAAGCAATTACTCAAGTTAAGGATATAAAAGACCTAATTAGATTGGGAAAATTATATCATTGTAAGAGGCGCCAAACCTATATGGGTGTCAGCCTAAAACGGTTACATTTACTACGTAAACCTCTCCAGAAACTGGATCGTATGATTGGTTTGCAAAAAATTAAGGAAAACATCGTCAATCAGATTGTCTATTTCTTATCTGGTTTGCAGTCTGGTTCAGAAGATATGATGCATACAGTCATTGAAGGGCCACCTGGTTCAGGTAAAACTGAAGTTGGTCGTATTTTAGGTGAGGTTTATCAGACCATGGGTATCCTTGATAAGAACGTCTTTAAAGTTGTCAAAAGGTCAGATTTAATCGGTAAATATTTGGGTCACACAAGTCAAAAATGCCAAGATGTAATTAACTCATGTGAAGGCGGTGTCATGTTTATTGATGAAGCCTATGCTCTAGGTGATAATGAAGGTAGAGACTCTTTTTCAAAGGAGTGTTTAGATACATTAAACCAAAACTTATCTGATAATAAGCATAAGTTCTTGTGTATTATTGCTGGTTATACGGATTCATTGGAGAAGAATTTCTTCGCCTTTAATGATGGTCTGCGCAGGAGATTTACGTTTAAATATGTGATTGACAAGTACACTCCAGAGGAGTTAATGGCAATATTTATGTTAAAAGTCAAAGAATTTGGTTGGGAGGTTTCTCCCAGTGTTCAACTGGGACAATTCTTCAAAGAACATCACGATTCATTTCCTCATTATGGTGGGGACATTGAAACGTTATTTTTCAATATAAGAATTTATCATGGGCGTCGGATTTTCTGTCTTGATAAAGATCAGAATCGTAAAATACTAACAAATGAAGATTTTGTAGAAGGGTTCAAAATCTTCAGTGGACATCGTAAAAATCATTCAGTAGATAATGATATGCAGAAGATGAAAGAATACTCAATGTATCTATGATACTCAATGTATCTATGAAGGGTTAAAATTCCACCCTAAATCTTGGCAAATCTTTTTCCAAATTTTATCTTGTTGTCGCAACTTATCTTTGGATTTTAATAAATTAAAAAACGGTAAATACTCATTATATCCAGCCAATTGACAAAACTTGTAGATAACATATGTATAAGATAGGAAGTTTGTCCTACCAAGAGGACAGTATTTTTCAAAAGGTTCTTGGATTTTCTGAAACATGTTACAGAACTTATCTTCAACATCAGGTGAGAATGATATTGGTTGAATACCGTTCAAATGGCAGATAATTTGGTTGATATTCTCGTAGAACTTGTTATATCCTAAATGGATGTATTTGCGTAGATATTTTTTAACTTTTTTCTTATTAAGTTTTGCTAAATCGTTTAGTTTCTCTTTTTTACATTCAATTAAAATCATATCATAAATTTCTAGAGGAATCTTGGTCGTTTCTTTGGCTTGATAATGAGCTAATTGTTCTTTGAAATGATTAATCCTTTTATAAGCAAAATAAATATTCTCATGAGGAGGATCATTATAAGATGGTTTATCGGCTTCAATCACGGTCTGAACCTCTTCTCCGCATTGAGGGCAAATTAGCATGGCTTCACTTTGAACTAGTTCACGATGAATACCGCAGTTACTACAGAAATCATCATGATTATATTCGACATTACCAACATAATGTGGATCATTGTATTCTAAATATTGCTCATACATATCAGCACGGCAATGAGAATTAGTTTTTGTGATCTCATGATTACTATCTGTTTCTTTGCCAAAGAAATGTATAATACTTGGAGCGGTCTTTGATGTACCCATTGGAACGGTGTTTGATGTGACATGAATAGATTTTTGAACGGTTTTTTTGGAGCTTGCCCCAGTATCCTCGTAATAATTAATGAGGAGTTCTCCATTTTTGAGATAAAAGTTTGTTACATCATTCAATTGTTCAATATTTGAGATGTCTTGAGTTAATTCATCAATTTCTATCTTGGTTTGATACCGTATATCAATTTCTTCTTTACTTAGTTCAGACAATCTTTTCTTAGATAAATGATCATACTTTTGTTGAAGTTGTTTCAACCGTTTCTTTTTTGATGGTACCTGTTTATAATCGTGATTAAACTGTTTAACTTGACGATTATAGTCAAAATCAACATTGGTTTTCTTTTGTGAAATTTTTTTCATTGGTTTATTGATACAAATATAATGATTTATTGATACATATGTATCAATAAATCATTCTAAGTAAAAAATTGATTAAAAATCTAACGAATCAAATTCAATAATAGATTAAAAAATCTTAATGAATCAAATAAATAGTTGTCTTAGAGGTGATGTTACGATTACAACACCACCAACGGCACTAGACAATAACGGTGATCATTTATGTTGTATCTGTCATAATGTCATTGAATATTATGTCAATTGCAATAATTGTGATCGTCCTGCATTGGTCACAGGACGTCATATTTGTATGAGTTGTTATTCACATCGGTATGATATGGATCGTTGTGAGAGGTGTTATGCATATTTGTGTGATGAATGCCATCTACACTCGAATGTTTGTGATGAATGTAACAATAACACTAACACTAACACTAACACTAACAATAACAATAACCGTAACCGTAACCGTATTAATTATGATCATATTTTGCGAGTAATCGATCGTAGTATCATGTTTATAATTGCTGCATCTTTACTGTATATCATTATGATTATACACTAAGAATCAATCTGTTTAACATTAAAGTTAATTTGATTTTTCTTTAATGCGAACTGGTTATAATCAACCTCATTGTCTTTCTTTTTATCTTTACCTGCTAAATAGACATCATTGTTTTTCCAAAATATGGGGTAACACATCTTAAATGTGTTCCAATCAGGCTTATTTATATTGGCGCGGTACCAGAAGACTTGGTCCTCTAATTTATCGCTGTTAGAGGAATTATCAATCACTAAACATCCACGATCTTTGGTACATCGGTTAAGTGCGACTCGGAACATTTCAAAACAAGGGAACATACCCGCATAATGCTCATATAATCGTTTTTGATTTCCTATCTTAGGTTCTTTACAGATGAATATATAGTCGACATTAGTTCTTAAACTAGGAGTAATACCCATACAATACTGCATAGTTAAAATGAAAGTCACGTGTGCATGACGGCCATTCATGAAAATCCATCTGATATTCTTATCTTTGACCCATTCAGTACTATCAGCTAAACAATCATCTAATACAACGAACGTACGTGGATCAACTCCTGCATATTTGGGGTCGCTTTTACAGTTACGACAGATATTTTTTTGTCGTGTGAGTATTTGTTCCATCAACTCTGGTGTGTATTCATCATGAATAAAGATTGATGGAACATGTGGTCTATAAGTACAATTAAAATCATCTGTTGGAGAAATAACGGTTCCAATTGGATACCCCTGATGACCATATAAATAATCCAGTACTAATATTGATTTACCAGTATTTCTTTTACCTATAAAAAGGATCACTTTATCATCCTTTATCATATTCATATCAAATTTCTTAAGTTGAACAGTAACATCACCAGATGCTATTTTATTATTCTTACGTTGCATGATAATAAAAGTATATTATATTATCATACATCTTAATATCATTTCATACGCACAAATAAATTTAAAACGGTGCTTCACCACTAATCATTTCCTCACCTATTTGTGGAACGGCTACCGTTGGTGAGCTACTCATTATTTTCGGAACTCCTGCACCACCGACTACATCCTTGACATGACTTGTAGGAGATAACCATTCTAGTAGATATACTGTGGCTAAAACAACGGTAATATTCAAGAATATTACTTTAAGATAAACGGCTTTTTTCTTAGGTTTATCAAACAGACGACTATCTAAATAGAGAAATAATCCCGTTACCAAAGCAACTCCTATTGCGATAAGAATATAGGACAGCATTTTTATTATATCTATATCAACAAAAAATAAAATCTATATGTAAACTCATTTTTTTAGACTATTTTCTATTCTTGATGAGATTGGTAAATTTTAAATAAGAACTTTCAGTCCCAACGCTTTCGACGTCATCATCATGTAAGTAATTCTTATTCATAGTTGTTTTTATTGGTTCTTTTGCCTCTACTGGTTTTCTCATCTTAAGTGTTTTTTTCTCACTAGACTTCTTCATTAAATGATTGATAACGTGGTTCATCTCTTTATTGACGTGTTCTTTTTCTTTAACGGCGACTTTGTCTTCTTCGTCTTCATCCTCATCTTCTTCTTCGTCTTCCTCCTCATCTTCTTCTTCTTCCTCCTCATCTTCGTCTTCATCTTCCTCCTCATCTTCGTCGTCATCCTCATCGTCTTCATCCGCATCGTCTTCATCCTCATCATTCTCTTCTTCATCACCCTCGCTGTCATCCTCATCATTCTCTTCTTCATCACCCTCGCTGTCATCCTCTCCGTCATCCTCTCCGTCATCCTCACCGTCATCCTCTCCGTCATCTTCTTCATCATCACTATCATCAATTTCTATTTCTTCATACTCATATTCATCACTATCTTCTGTATTATGTTCACTTAGTGTTTCACTTGAACCGACTACAGTCTCTGGTTCAACTTTCGGTTCAACTTTCGGTTCAACCTTTGGTTCAACTTTCGGTTCAACTTTCGGTTCAACTTTCGGTTCAACCTTTGGTTCAACTTTTGGTTCAACTTTTGGTTCAACCTTCGGTTCAACCTTCGGTTCAACTGTCGGTTCAACCGTGGGTTCAACCTTCGGTTCAGTTGTGGTATCAACCTTCGGTTCAACAGTGGGTTCAACAGTGGGTTCAACAATGGGTTCAACCTTTGGTTCAACGATGGGTTCAACTTTAGGCTCAACCTTCGGTTCAACAGTGGGTTCAACTGTGGTATCAACCTTCGGTTCAGTTGTGGTTTCAACATTCGGTTCAACTGTGGGTTCAACTGTGGGTTCAACCTTCGGTTCAGTTGTGGTTTCAACATTCGGTTCAACAATGGGTTCAACTGTGGTATCAACCTTCGGTTCAACCTTCGGTTCAACCTTCGGTTCAGTTGTGGTTTCAACATTCGGTTCAACCGTGGGTTCAACTGTGGTATCAACCTTCGGTTCAGTTGTGGTTTCAACAGTGGGTTCAACTGTGGGTTCAACAGTGGGCTCAACCGTGTGTTCACTAGTTATTGAGTCTATTGGTTCATCTGTATCTATAGCCGAATCATGAGCCTCATCTACTTCATTCACTTGAGGTAACTCCATAAGAGGAAGATCATCAATGAGTTGATCTTCAGTGTCTTCTAATACTATGTTATATTCGGGGTTTTTTAATTTTAAAACGGGCTTCTTTCTCGGTTGATATGACCTTCTCGATTGTTTTTCAGAGCGTTCCACAACGGATGAATCAGTTTTCAATTTAGTTAGGTTTTCTTCACTTAATTTCTGATAGTTACCTCCACCGATTACGTTACTTACGTTACTTACGTTTATTTTGTTAACATCCTGAACGTCTAATTGCTCTGGGATCTGTGTATCAATTTGAAGATTCATTAATGTCTCGAAGTTATTTTTGTTTTTGTTTCTTCGCATAGATTTCTTTTTCTTTTTTTGACTCTGTTCGGTATTTTGCCGAATGTATTTATCTAATAGAGTACTTAGTGGAATTAATTCTCGGATTGTTTTATGAATCCCTTTAGTAATTTTCTGATCAATAAATTCGCGATTCTGTGCTTGTTGATCTAAATTATATTTATGTGAAAACAGATTTGCACTTTGATAAACTTCTCTAGCCGCATTAATATAACACTGATGAACAAAGTTAATATTGGTTGGTATTTCAAGGTCCTTTAGGTTAATATCACGATTAAAATGGTACCCTTGTGTAATTAAGTTAAGTTTTGCGTGACAAATGAATAAACTCTCGATTAGTTTAACAAGTTCTTTTTCATCACATTTACTGTCATTAATCAAGAAATGATAGTCACTTTTGAGAATATGTTCTGGTAGAACTGGTATACGCCCAAGAGAAATTTGAAACATCTTGATTGACTCTCTCGGATTCATGTGAGATGAAGTCTTATACATATTTTTCAAACCGTTATGAATATGTGGACATAATAGGTCGACTATTTTATCGGTTGCAGTGTTTTTCGCCTCTATTAATAAAGACTCTGACATAGATAATACTTATAATTATAAAGGTCAAATATTTTCTAAATATTGAACGCTACATCATAAATTTATATTTTCAAAACAATCTTTCGAAAATATAAATTGGGGGAGACCCCCATACCCCCCCCCTGGTCTCACCATAGGGGGGGGTATGGGGGGCGAGCCCCCCAACCTATGCCCATGAATGTAAGCTTTGTGATAGTGGGCAATCTTCATATGTTTTAAGTACAGAAGGGTCAAAATAAGTATTGACCTCGGGTAAATTATTTTTCATATTAGTTAATTGACATGAATTGGCAGGTGTTCTTTGGTTACACACAGGGGTTCGCATGGCACTATATTGGTTAACTCTATCGGAATCTAATTTCTTGATTTCCATATTGACCGAGTTTTTACCAGCTGCTAATTTCACTCCACTTAAGGTTGGAGACCGTCCTTCTGCCACAACTTCTTTACTATTGCTTTGGGTCATATTATAGACACCGTCATAAAGTTGCTGATGAGATGGTGCATCAGCCTGTCCAGCTGCTCCCACATGATAAGTATCACTATATCCTTGTCGTTGTGTGTTTTTGTTATCAGTTGGTGCGGTTTGGTATCCCATACCATTCTGCAGATTTGATGATGATACAGGCATCAAATAGTCATTATTCTCAGTGGTTTCACGATGTGTTGTCACAGCGACATCAAACGGGTCATAAACGACTCCTTTATTTTGTTGTAATGAACCCATAATTCCAAGATAATCACCACGTTCAGTGGTTTCTTTCATGGTTGTTTTTGCAGTATCATCTGGATTATAAATAATTGGTTTAATATTTTGTGCAGTATTACCGACACCAATATACTGATTATATTCAGTAGTTTCTTTAACGGTTGTTTTTGCGAGGTGATTTGGATCATAGACCACACCTTTACCTTGATCATTCTTGACGTGACCTAAGTAAGACTGGTTTTCAGTGGTTTCACGTATGGTTGTTTTGGCTAAATTAAATGGATCATAGACCACCCCCTTACCCTGATCATTCTTGACTTGACCTAAGTAAGACTGGTTTTCAGTGGTTTCACGTATGGTTGTTTTTGCGAAGTGGTTAGGGTCATAGACGACACCTTTACCCTGATCATTCTTGACTTGACCTAAGTAAGACTGATTTTCAGTGGTTTCACGTATGGTTGTTTTGGCTAAATTATTAGGGTCATAAACGACCCCTTTTTGTGTGACAACATTCACATAACCACTTGGATTAGAAGCAACCACATAGGTTTCATTACGTGTCTTTTTGGCATTATCTTGCTGATAAACTTGTCCTTTGGTAACATCAAACTTCAAGTTAGTAAATGAGTGTCCTTCTTTTCCATAATTAACTTGTGTGGTGCTTCTTTCGTTGTTGCGATTTTCGAAACTTAATTGTTGTTTGTTGTTATTTGATTTTGATCCTCCTGTACTAACCGCATTACGGAACGGAGTATTCTTGAAGGTGGCCTTACGTGCTCTTTTGACCTTAGGTATTAATTTAGCACTCACATTTTTAGAACCACCTTGTTCTGTCGCAATACCAATTACTTGGCGCGATGTTTGCCGTTCAGTGGGTCGATTAACGATTTTAGAACGGACCATTGGTTTCACTTTAACACCTGTTGTCGTAAAGTTTCTTTCTCCATTGAAGTTAGTTACAAGTAGTTCGGGTTTATATTTATATTGTTGCATTTCAGCGGTTCTCTGGTCAACTAGATCTTTACCACGAATCACACGGCCTTCCTTGGTCACTTTAGGGTTGACTAGCAACTGATCAATCGTTTTAGGTAACACTCGTAGGGGATTGTGGAATCCTCCACTGGGCCGAGCGGTATATCCATCGTTTAATCCAGGCCCCACTTGGATTTGCTCAAAGGGTAGTTCATTGTGACGAATTTGTGTACTGGTAGCGAATCGGTCTAATTCACGGGGTGCGATTATTTGGTCTAGATTTTGCTGAGTTGGTGCGAACATAGGAGAAACCTCTGTTTTATGATTTTGATCTAATTTAAATTGTCCTGTGAAAGTTTCTACTTTATCAGCCATCATCCGATTGTTAACATCCATGTTTTGGCGTACTGAACCACCAAAGAACGGTACCATATTATTATGAGTCATTGGAGGACCATCCCGATTACCATCCTCTCGGTCAGCCTTTGGGTGACTGACTAAATGACTCCATCCTTTATTAAGTTCGGTTTCAGCATATAGTCCATTAGGTAGAGTACCACTTGTTCCTCCAGTTTCTAATTGAGCGTCTTGATTTAAGATCGTTAAATCATTGGGGGTGGCTTCTAATTTAGATAACTCAATAGGAATAACATCCATGACTTTTGCTAGTTCTTTATTAAAAACATTTTTATTGTATTTAGGGTTCGCGACTCTTTTAGTTTGTGTTTCACTAAGCGTATTAAAATAGTGTGGTATGACATTCGTATTAATAGGGTCAAAGCTTTTTTCAAAGTTAGGAATAACATGGTCGTCTTCAATTTCCCTTACTTTCTGAAAGTAACCACTATCATAAATATTATTTCCTCCAGCTTTTTTATTTTCTAATTCATCATCTCTTTTTCGTGTACTTGGTTTTAATTGTGTTCTAGCTTGTTTGCCTTCCCGATTGAGAAGGTATCCACTAGCCAATAGTCCTAAACCGAGATAAACAGGTATATCCATAATAATTATATATTAACTATATAATTATTATCAGAAAAAATAACTGAACCTTAACCAAAGATTACTTTAAATATCTAATTATTCAAAATACTTCTTAATTTATCAGACTTATTTATAGCGATTAAGCGGCATCTTATCGGATCTCTGACGATAATGATTAAGAGCAGCAATGGGTGGGACACAAGAGGTTTGATAATTACTACATGGTAGTTCTCCCCCTTTAGGTAGAGCCGCTGTTTGACTCATTGGATGAGGGATACATGGAACATGATTGTCTTTAACTATCATACGATAGTTAATTCCTATTTCACCTGGGTGTTCCCACCGTGTGCGGTCTTGTGGATTTAAACAGATTGGTTGAAACCGATTGACACCTGTTTCCCTGAAGGTGGACTTGGGATTACTCAAGAGAGTTGATTCATTCTTAATCACACATTCTGGTAAATGAGCAAGCGGGGGTTGGCATTCTTCACATCCATTGACTAATCCAACACATTTCTTCTTTTGACAGGGTTGGAATTTATAACTGGGGTCCTTAGTTAAAATACGACCAACATTAAATAAGTCTGATTCAGTATCAACTAGAGGCCTACTGTTATCATAACTAACCCCTTGTTTACCTAACCATCCAACCTCTGTTGGAAGACATGGTGGGCATTGTTCTGCATAAACGGGATCAAGTGTGAATCCTAATGCGGCTGTTGACTGTTGTAAATCAAGGTTAATATTATTCTGATCATTACTAGCTCTGGTCCAATTGTGACCAAATTGAGGCATTTTCTCGAATGGTTGAGTCATTGATTATCTATATTATATTTATGTTATAGATAATAATTAAATTAAAAATTTATTGATACTTAATTGGATTAAATTGTGGTGGATATTTCATTCCTTTTTGCTCCGAACATTTGGGATATTCTAGATGGTATCCAACATGGTTAATTCTGGGGCCATATTCAACGATTGAATTTTGGCACTCAGGGAGATGTTGTAGAGAATTAACATTTTGACATGCTTCACCTTTACACGGTATCCCACTCATTTCACTACACTGGTGACAATGGGGGATAAACTTCCTTTCTGGACATAAGCTACTTTGTCTGGTAATCCCAAACAAATCACTTTCTACATCAACCATATTGTTCTTTGTTACTGACACATTATTACCAGCCACTAATCCTAATTTAGCGCGACAATCGTGACAGTTGTAAAATTTAGTGGTATCCATGGCCCACTGAAACGGTGATGTACTCTGGCTTATTTCCTTTTGATAAGCACATTGGTCATAACGTGATCTATTCCAGCTCATTTGTATATATATCTATATATACAAATTTAAAATTTTCTAATTCTGTGTATTTTTGATACGTTTTCACAAATTTATTTTTCGTTTATTTATTTTGAATAATTTGACTATTTAGCTGGTTGTCACAACGACGCTTATAATCAACTCTCCTGACGAAATCACGCGTGTTATTACCATTTCGGTACCATCCACCCTGACGTGGTGGTGGTGGAATAATAACTTCAACGCGTTGGGGATTTCCATAATCAGGTAAATAAGAATACCGATACATTGTCTTACCACGGCATGTTTGACATGGTTTTTCGCGAAGATTGGTTAATTGACCTTGTAGTAACGAGGATTCTGTATCTTTATCATTTAAAGATGGCATTCCTGGACCACAAAAGAAGCCTGCATAGGGTCTTGCAAATAGCTGTTGTGGGCCTCTTAAGTTACTGAGTTCAGAGTGAATTAATGCGCTTTCATCATCAACCGTATGAGTTTGATCAGGGTATACTTTTTGAAAATGCATACGACTATCCATTGTATTACTGTAATCTTGGGTAGAAGGGTCAAATCCTGATAATTGATAGTTACCGATTCTACGGCTTTGTTTTTCATCTGTTTTAATGAATGATGGGTCTTGTCTTAATCTTCCATCAAGCCCCCAGTCGAAATTTGTGGATTGGTTTAATTTAATAGGTGTTGGAGTTGTGAGTGACATCTTGTATATTATAGAGATTAGAAAAATTTTATTTTTGTCACTTAAATGTATAGCTCAAATAATTTAAAGTAATGGATGAGCCAGTACCAGGTCATTATAAAAATTTAGAAGAAATTGGTCAAGGTTCTTATGGTCAAGTGTTTCGTGCATATGATGAAGACCGAAATCAAACAAGCGTTATTAAGAGAATTTCCAAGAAGGGTCGTAACGGTGCTGACAATACAGAAAAAATCTTATCAGAAGTTAAAATATTAAGTACCGTACAAACAGTGTGTAGTCAAGGTATTCTATGTTATCTAGATTTTATGGAGACTCCAAAAAATTTCTATATCGTGACAGAATATCTAGATAATTATCAAGGGTTAGAGCAGATCATTGAGACTCAAAAAAATATTCTAGATTGGCAATTATACCGATTATTAATGAATATGTGTCATGGATTACAATTAATACATTCAATGGGAATCGCACACCGAGACATTAAACCAGAGAATATTATGTATAATCCATCTAATATGGATATTAAGTTTATCGATTTTGGGTTGGCTTGCTATAAGGAAGACTGTAATAAACAAGAACAGTATGGGTCAGCACTTTACATGGCACCAGAATTATTTGCGGGTCGTATTCCATCATCATTACAAGGTTATATCAAAACTGATTATTGGTCACTTGGAGTCGTGATGTTAGAAATTATTCCTCCAATTTTGGAAGGGTATTCATTAATGGAATATCTGGCTGCATCCCGTCAATTAAAGTTAGAAGAGGACCTCAATGATGTTATCAAGATTGATATTTCCTTACTTGAGACAGGGATAACTGATAATGATATATCACAATATATATCAAATTATCAAAATTGTAGTGCTTTAAAGTCTCCTTTAATTATTAAATTTATTAATAAAGTCATTAAACCTTTATTAAGAGCACACCCTAGGGCTCGCACTCTCAATATAAACGTCTTAAATTAGGCACCATAAAACTTACATATCTAATATCTAAACATATTTAAGGAAAAATATATATTTATAGTTATAATTATAATTATAACTATAATAATGTCATCTCGAAACCAGCAACCTGTGACTAATATCGGTTTATTTTATAAGCAAGTTGATGACTTTAAGGAGAAATTGCTGATCATTTTAAATCAATTTGAGAAAAAGAAAGAGATCATTGAGCTGCATAAGTATTATGATAAACTAATGGCTCTGAAGAAGGTTAATGTTCGTAAACCTATAGAATTATTCTATCAATACTGTGTAACGTCTGCTGCTGACCAGATTTTAACACGTGATGAAACGTTTTTTGTTGGAGAGTTTTCTAAAATAGAAAACTCTCAATCGACGTTTATTATAGATGAAGCACTCGATATAGTGACTCAAAAGGATATTTTTTTTGTATCACAAATCCGTGATGTCTGGGCTTCATTACAACCATCGGTTAAGAATAATATTTGGAGCTACGTTCAAGTTATTTGTCTCTTATCTGAGAAAATTATTGGATGTAATGTTTTATCAACAAGGCGGCAAGTTCTCTTACAAGAAGGTAAAATAAAAGGCTAAGGATAAGACTAGGTCTTAGGTCTTACTACAAAAAATTGTTATATATTTATTTATTATTATACATAAGGAATAATCGTATATATTGTGTTATATACGATTATGTCAAGTGTTGTTGATGTTGTTGATGTTGTTGATGTTGTTGATGTTGTTGTTGTTGATGTTGTTGATGCTGTTGGTGTTAGTTCCACATCTGAACCGTCTTCTGAGCAAACCAATCATCACCAGGTCCAGTTTAATAACTACTTGGTTGAGTTTATTCAGAAGATGAAGGTAATTCTCCCATCTGAAAGTAGAGTATTTGCTAAATATTATAAGTATTATCGGGGATACGTTGATCAGGATAAAAGAGTTGCGTTTATAGCTGAGTTTGTTCAATATATTTCAAAATATAAGAAGGAAATATCACTATGTGATGAGGGATTATTTAGTGAAGAAGATGACTATTATCCAAAGAAACCGATCCAGTTAATGAAAGGGATAGATTTTAAGAAAATTTGGAGAAATGATGACTTAACTGAAGGATCTAAGGAGAATATCTGGAAACATTTACAGACATTATACCTGATTGGGTCATTCGTTTTGAAAGAGCATGATGAGTATGCTGAACTAATGAAACAACAGAGTGAGATCATTAACAACTTGTTTGAGAGTATGGTGTATGAGAAGAAAATTAAAGCTGATGCGGAGCGGATGAACCAAGCGGATATTGAAGCGAATAAATCAAGCGGTTTTGATTTGAGTCAATTAAGTGATCTGTTTGATGGTGATAATGTAATTACCCAGATCGCTTTAGAAATTGCAAAGGAAGTTAACCTATCAGGTGATTTAGGTGGTATGGGAGATCCATTCCAATTGATTCAGACACTCTTCAGTAAAGATAGTACTAAACTACAAGAAATCATTGCTAAAGTGAGCCAGAGACTATCCACAGTTTTAGAAGAAAAAGGCCTAACCGAGGAAGAATTGGTTAATCAAGCGAAACAAATGAATGATAAGATTCTGGGTAAATTGAAGGGTATTCCAGGTATGCCGAATATTGAAGAACTGAGCCAAAAACTAGCATCACAGCTATCCTCTAAGAATCAATCAGAAGGCAACGGTCATGAAGGTCCTGTTCATAATATTCAGGAATTAACCGAACAATTTAAGCAAAACTTATCACAATTGGGTTTAGATAATATGGATAATGTACAGAAGATGTTTAGCCATATTATACCCTCTAGCGGGCCTAGTGGTCCTGAGAAAACCGATGAGAATAAGGTAAGAGAAGAACCAGTAAAAACGGAGAAACTTAAGAAGAAGTTCGGTAAAAAACGTAAATGACAATGACCATGAAAATTATAAATTATTTTGTACATAGATGATATATTTGTTGATATGAATACATCATTAACATATGATTCTGAGCAGAAGAAACACGTAAACGACCCATTTTGGGCCGATCGAGTGGAGATTTTATATGATTCTAGCCGTTTAATAGAATTCTTCCCTACATCCGATATGAGTGATACCGAAAAACTCAATTCCCTAACGCGATTTTTCATTTATTTAAGTATAGTTTTATTTATAATTTACCGTAATTATAACTTGTTATTTATCGGTATTATAGCATCAACCATTATTTATATAATTCATTATAACGAAGCCAAGAAACATGCTTCTAACCAAGAACAGTTTGATGATCAGATTAAAGATGAATTATCGATCAAGAAAGATACTCCTATTAAGGTCAATGAACTTGGGGATATTTGCCAGTTACCAACACCAATGAACCCGTTTATGAATGTTTTACTGACAGATTATACTGATAATCCAAACCGTCCTCCAGCGTGTGCCTATAATGATCCTCAAGCCAACGAAGCAAGAGACAAGTATTTTGATCATAACCTCTATAAGGATGTAGAGGATGTCTGGAATAAGAGAAATTCACAACGGGAGTATGTAACACTACCAGGAACAACCATACCGAATGACCGTGATAGTTTTATGAAGTGGTGTTGGAAGACAACCTATGTCTGTAAGGATGGTGACTTGAACTACTGTTTACAAAACGAGGATATGAGATTACCTGGCTGGTCTGGTTGATTTGAAATCCCTTCGACTCTTTCGTATCAACTCATAATAGCGCTATTATGAGTTAATAATTGAATAATTTCCCTTATTGTCTTTTTCCATACAATAAAAATACCACATGATCCTGAGTCAAATTACATCATTATATTCTCTTATTCCTCGTTAGGAATACCGTTTGATTTTGGTTGAACTAAATAAATCAATTATTTAAAAAAAATCCTTAATTTAAAAATTGATTCACATAAATACGTAAACATATATATATGTATACATATACATATACATATACATATACATGACTTCACTTGTGAAACCAAAAATATGTATTAAGAAAAAAATTGAACAAAATCACAATAATTCCATTAATAATGGGGGGGAAACACATTATAATTTCATTGAAGTTTGTGCTGGAGCTGGTGGGTTAAGTTCGGGTTTAATTAAAGCTGGGTTTGAACCGTTACTATTGAATGATATGAATAGAGATTGTTGTGAAACATTGAAGATAAATCATCCACATGCTAATATTATTCAAGGATCAATGGAACATATTGATTACACACAATATATTGGCAAGATTGACTTATTGACTGGTGGAGTACCGTGTCAGTCATTTTCGCAAGCGGGGTTGAGAAAGGGTTTAAATGATCCCAGAGGAGATCTAATGGTCAAATTTATCGAAATTCTCAATATTATTAAACCCAGAATCTTTATGATAGAAAATGTCAAAGGTTTATTAACACATAATAATGGAGAAACTATTAAAACTATATTAGAGAATATTAACCAAAGTAATTTCTACAATGTAACGTATAAATGTTTAAATGCATCTAAATATGATGTTCCACAAAAACGGGAGAGGGTATTCATTGTAGGGGTTTTAAAAACAATGAATAATACATTTGAATTTCCAATTGAAAAGAGTGTCGTTAAAGTACTTAAAGATGTTCTTGTAGATGTTCCAGATTCTATTGGATCTGAATATTCTGAAGAGAAAAAGAGATTATTTAAAATGATACCACAAGGTGGGTGTTGGATTAATTTACCAGAAAATATACAAAGAGAATATTTGGGAAATAGTTATAATTCAGGTGGTGGAAAAAGAGGTATTTTATATCGTTTATCCCTGGATAAACCATCATTAACACTATTGTGTACACCTTCACAAAAACAAACAGAAAGATGTCATCCATTGTATGAGAGACCGTTAACTGTTAGAGAATATGCCAGAATTCAAACATTTGATGACAATTATGTTTTCACAGGAAGTTTAAGTTCACAATATAAACAAATAGGTAATGCGGTTCCCGTCGAATTAGCTAAAAATATGGGGGTGGCGATCATTAAAGTACTTGATTCGTGTAACAATATTCGTCAATAATTTTTTTCACAAAATTAATAATTTTATCCATATTTACACCAAAAATGAATTTTAGAAACTCTTTACCAACCATATGTTGTAGTGGTACACCTTCATGATATAATAATTTATTATCACCTCGTACTGTTTTCTCTTCCGTATCAGCATTTATACAGGCATATACACATGTATATGCCATATTATGTTTTTTAAAATTACTCAACTTATCAAGATTGGACTTTTTCGCGGATGCATTATCTGTGTTAGTTCTGTTTTTTATTTCAATTACGATTTTTCTTCTTTCAGATAAAACATCTAAACCAGTACAATGACCTGTTCCTAGATTGATGAATGTATCGTATTGTCCAATAATTTCCTGCCAAATTTCCCCAATTTTCATTTGTAATTGTTTGTGCTTCAAAATGAGTAATTTATAATGCATAACGGTCTTTGTATTTAACAAATCATAAGTAATTCTGTCTTTTTGTGGCCTCATCAGAATTTTTTTGATTAAGGGATTTATATTTGACAAATATAAATCTACATCAAACACAGATACAGTCTCCTCCACAGGTGCAGTCTTCTCCACAGGTACAGTCTCATCCACAGGTGCAGTCTTCTCCACAGGTATAGCCTTCTTCACAGATATAGTCTTCTTCACAGGTACAGTCTCCTCCACAGGTATAGCCTTCTTCACAGATATAGTCTTCTCCATAGGTACAGTCTTTTTCACAGATATAGTCTTCTTCACTGGTACAGTCTTCTCCACATGTACAGTCTTCTCAACATGTACAGTCTTCTCAACAGGTACAGTCTCCTCCATGTTCGAAGGTAGTATATGTGACAATATATTGCGTATAAATAATGAATCAATTTTTACTACACTACACTACACTACACTACACTACACTCAAAGGAGTATCGTAAATGATACCAACATAATTATATCCTTCAGACATTATGTGATACCTGAAACCCGTGATCACTCAAAATCCTTTAAAATCAATACCGTTATTATCCAATCACATTCATAATGTTTACGTCGGAGTGAAAGACCTAATTATGCCATGGTCTCAGGCAGAAAAAATTTCATGGTTTAAATGTGGGAATTAATATGGTATTTTGAGTTAATATATATAAAAATTTATTTTATATTGATAATATAATAGATTATCTAGATGACTTCATTTAAAGATAAAAGTTTACTATTTTATAGTATTCACCCTAATGATGAACACAGTCGTGATTTTCTCAAAGAACTTGAGAAAAATCCAAGTTTGAAGAAGCAATTTATTTTAGTATGTGTCAATGATCCAAATATCCGCATTCCTGAAAAAATTCGCCAATTGAATAAAGTACCCGTGTTAGTTGTTTCAGGTTTTAATACACCAATTTATGGACCAGATGCGGTTAGCTGGTTGAAAAATAATACGTTTCAAGAGAAAGCTAACGGCCTTGATTATGGGTCTTTGAATCAAGATGATTCAAAATATTCTTATATCAGTGATGAAATGAAAACAAGCGACTATAACCAATTTTTTAATAGTGATTATAACCATGGATTTACTGATAAAGATAGCGTTCTGAATCATCAGTTTTCTAATCTTAAAACAGATAGTCATATCACGACTTACGATGATTCAAGTGAAATGAAAAAGGACATCTCTAGTCAAATAGAACAACGATTGTCAGAAATCAGAAACCAACGTGATAAAGATGTTCCGCGTCCAATGAAAAGAATCGGTGGTTTGGATAATATGGCATCTCAACAGAACCAGTCTTTCTCTCATGGAAATGGTGGTGGAAATGGAGGAAATGGTAGTGGAAATGGTAGTGGAAATGGTAGTGGAAATGGTAGTGGAAATGGTAGTGGAAATGGAGGAAATGGTAGTGGAAATGGTGGAGGAAGCACCGCACCAACATATAATCCGAATCCATTTGCTAGTCACGTTGTTCCTCAACAACCACAACAAATGCAGAATAGACAACTACCGTTTAGTATGCCACAAATGGGAGGAGGTAGTGCAGGTGGACCTGCTGGACCCACTTTACCTTTTAACATGCCCATGCCAGTACAAGGAAATCAGATGAATAGGGGTCCCACATTACCGTTTAATATGCCCCAAATGGGTCCTAATTTGCGGCTTTAATTTCACATAATGTAATGACATTTGTAGATTACATTTATAATATTTTAAAAAAAATAAATTGCAATTTATTTTTTTTAAAATAAAAAATAAAAAAATAAAAATTTTATCATTATTCGTTTGGGAGATCCTCATCTGGATAATAAAACCATTTGAGATTATTGTCAATGTCATCTTTCTCTCTTAGTTTCTTCTCAACAAGGATACACAGTGGGTCACGTGTTGTAAATTGACTATGTTCAGGGATATTCAGCAGTTCAGCGATTGGTAGTAACTCCTTTGTAAGCTGCGTTGTTTGACAAACTTTACCCTTTTTAATAGATTTCTTGGATTTAACTTTACTATCATGGCGATGGTATTGAATCACTTGTGTGTTATAATTAATCAATTTAAATAAGAAATCTTGCTTCGATTCATCATATGCAATATATCCTATAATCGGTGCATGGTGTGTTTTCAATGGGGTTGTGTCAACGTCACATGTGATCATATTAGTCTTAAAATGAACCCCTATTGGCCTCATGTTTGAGGACCATGTCATAACATCTGCCTGAGACATGTTAACCCATTCATGTGTCTCTGGTAGATACTTTCTGTTTACTTGATTGATATGATGTCCAATAAATTTGATATGACCACTCGTCTGATAGGTATATATGTTATGAAATTTTCCAAAGTAATCTACCATAATATTACATAGATTTTCACTTTTAGGAGATCTATCTTGATGTTTAGTATGAATTTGGCGCACTAAGTACTCAAGAATATTCGCTTGTAATGATGACTGGTTGCGGGCCAAGAGAAATTGTATATCATACTTGTTAGTTGGTCGTAGTAATTCTTGTATTTTAAGTTCAATTGAATCGTTCAATGTCTGTTCTTTTGAATTGATACTCTTGGCGTTGGCGTTGGCGTTGGCGTTGGCGTTGGCTTTGGCATTAGGATCCACAACGGTTGAGATAGAAGGATGCGGGAGCATCAGCGCTTCTATGCTAATATGACTCTTTTTGATAGTTTTTGGTGTCATCTTATAATACAGTGGTGACTTTTCATCAACTAGATCATCTGGTTGAAAAATATAATATGGATCGTAATATATCAAATGACCGTTACGGTTATAACGATCAATTAATGGAATAGGTTGTCTCTGTGGTAATCTCCCAATAATGCGGTCAATCGCTTCATATATAAACTCTTCTTCTATACTGGGGTTTTCTTTGACAACCTCATAAACAATATTATCTAATTTCATAGCGAAATTAGATCGGAATAGATTCATAATGTATTGTTGTATTTTCTTTATCCGAGGTTCTGAAAAATATATGTTGTATGTATCCGTATTAATTGGTATATTTGGGTCAGGACCAGTAGGACCAAACCCTTCACATTGGTAATCACATAGCATATAATCACACTCTCTGCTAAAATCTTGGTCCTTCTTAAATTCATTATTGAAAATATTAATATTGTGATTAAGAGCACAATCAACAGCAACCCGCTTTAATACGTGTTCAACCTTCTTAACAAGGCGATCTTTACGCTCTACTCTCCGATAAACTTCTTCATCTGGAGTCTCTTTAAATAAATCCTGATAAGTGAAGTCAGTTTCAGGTACGGTATCAGATAACTCAATAGCATTTTTTTGATAAAGCTTCAAGTATTTGCTATAGGAGACTGGGGGTGCCGAACAATACTTAAACACTGTAACCTGACGCTCATCTAATCTCAGGTTAACATGAGAACAATGACGAGCCGCTCTACCAATAACTTGATATAATCGTGTATAATTGTGCCATGGATCAATAATATGAACTTCTCTAACCATCTTAAAATCAACACCCTCACCAGAAGCCCTAGATCCAATAATAACCTTAATATTCTTACCGTCTTTATTATCCACGTTATTAATAACAGCCAATTCACTCTTTAATTTATCCTCTCCTGTGTATAGAACGTATTTGGCTTGTATAAAACTTGAACATGCTGGTCGCTTATTATGTTCTTTTTTGGTTAGACCACAAATAGCACACCGTAGATCTTGTGATTTCAACGATGGTCTTAATAAGCTCTTGTTAAAATTATCTCGACTATATCTCATAAACCCATTTTGTTCTAACATTAGAGCAATCACATACACACTACTCTTAATAAATTCAGTGTATGTGTAAATAATACCCTTACTATTAATAACATTTTTCATATAGGTTTCATATTTTTTTGAAAATTTCCCAATCTGTGATAAATGAAGAAAACCGTGCCCTTCATCGTTAACAAGCCCTTCACGGTACTTATAAGTGGTTATTGTTCGCTTACGACCACCGATTTCGTATTGCGTTCTATCCTCAATAAACGATTCATTAAACCCTTTATCACCATATCTAGCATGAGTTTCATTAGATCTCTCAGGGAAAACAATGTTAGATAATTGTAAACCTGTTGTTTCTTTCATAGAAACGGTATCGATGAGTCTTAAATAATTAGAAAACTGATAAACACTCATCGGACATTTAACTAGATTTAAAGTCATAATATAGTCTATTTCATTAATTGGCTGACCACCTTCTTTAAAGAGAGGACGAGGAATATATGTTTCAATACCTGGGTGAACTGAATCACCTTTAAATTCGACTATTTGGGGAAATGTTCGTGGATCTTCACCGCGAACATATGAAATATAACCTCTAGCTAATTCACTAAGTAATGATTCATTCACAACATTATCAGTGGGAAATAATAGATTACTATAAGTGAGATTGGATACATTATCACTAGATAATAGCGGTTTATATTTCCTAATGAGTGATTGTGGTGCAGGATCAAAGAGAGATGGCCGTTTATCATTCCTGAGCAACATATCCAATAATAACATAATATCTTCAGCAACGTTTTGCATTGGTGTCGCTGTTAATAAAATAAGTTTAATCCCAGTAGAATCTTTAAAGATTTCATTAAAGACATCAATTGTGCGCCGCTCAGATTGTTTAATCTGTCTTCCACTCTTATATTTATTAGCCTTATCGGCCTTATCGGCCTTATCGGCCTCGATAGTTGTAGAGCTATCGGTGTTTTTTTCTTCATCTAAAACAGTCAATCCATGTGCTTCATCGATAATAAAAACACTATCTGAAAAATATTGACCAATTGTCATCTGATTCCCGTCTTCATCATATGGTAATTTTTTCTTCAGTGTTACATCAACATAATTTGTAAAAGCACGCGCCGCTATAAATTCATAATATTGATGAATAAGTCGTTCACTTTTCCGTGCACGGCGTTCTAAATCAGGTTCAACTTCAGGTGAAATATAATACGTATCACCAACACATTGTAATGACCCCCGAACACTGCCTTTCATCTCTTTTTTATCTTTTTCCATACTGTATAATTCTCTTAAGAAATTTCCCTGTAATTGCTCCTTTGTAATGACATAGATTTTCTTACCAAGTTTATGAACTGATTCTTTGAGTCCTTCTGCAATTTGCACTGCACCACATGTATTATGACAAATAATACCATCAGCAATATAATTATGAAAATTATCAATTTCTAAATCATAGACATAACCTTCGTATAACTGTTCAGAGATACTTTCAATCTCTACTAAAACGGATTCATTTGTGTTTAAGACGACAGGTACAACAGGTACGACAGGTACGACAGGTACAACAGGTAATTGATTAATCATAGTCATCAATTGATTATTCTTCAAGTGACTCTCAAAACCGATTTCTTCATGAAAATGAAGAATTTCTACCCCTGTTAATAATCCATTCAAGTAACTATTGGTGCGGGCTCGTGACATCTCTATTCCAAATTGTTTAAACATATGATAAATTTGCTCTAATATTGATAAAGATACCGTTAAGAGTTGAAGTTGTTGAGGATTAGTGTCAATCCTTAAACAACAGTCACAATAGACTCTCAAGAACCCCCTGATTTCCGTCAAAGCAGCCCGCATGACTATTGATGGTATGACTCGGTTCAAAAATGAGACTCCCCACTGGTAATCATAACTCTTCAGTAGATTCTTATAATCATCTGATTGAATTTTTAAACAGCATTTCTCATAACAATTCTCAATGATAAACGGTTTATAATTTAACTTATATTGATCACATACATTAACAAACATATCAACTAAATCATAACATGTTGAATGATCTAAATTAGGAAACAACATTTGAGAGCGGTCCTCACTTTCACACGCGATAGCTATCTGCCATCCTAAAAATTTAGCCAAATCTAGCCCAATTGGAGAAATATTGGTCTCATTCTTTAAAGCCTTAGGTATTGAAACCGATTTAACATTAGATAATTGATTAGTCCACCCCTGTTCCGTTAACACATGATGTTGTGTCGTCATTCTTAACTGGCTTCCATTTTTTAAAATGATATGGCGAATCGGCTCGCAGATTTTCTGGCGATACAGCCTCTTAACAGGAAATTCCATGATTTGATGGGACTCCTCATTATACGTATTGATTAATAGTTCTTTACTGAGTGTTTTCCATTCACCGAGTTCCTCATCCTCATCTTTAACAATGTGTTCATCTGTGGTTTGTGCCCATAAATTTTGAATTTTTTCCAAATGACCATTAACATAGACATTTGTATCGGGTAGTAGACATTTACCTGTACCGACTCCCCAAAACATTAATAAACCATTATAATTGGTTGGTCCAGAGACAAAATTTCTGACAAACTCCTGGTATTTCTGAAGATTAAATTGTTTGGGATTGCACGAGTCTTCTAAATACTTATCCAGATGCGTTTTCAGAGGAAATGGTAATGATTTAGTTTCGTTAAATTGCTTTTTAGAATAGATGTCTTGATAAAATTCGGGCTGTTGGTAATCTGGATATGACATAAAACCTGTCTTTGACATATTAGTATAATATTATATATTATTATACTAATATTTTTGATTGTAAAAATTGAAATTATATATGATACTATGAAACGTATAATAAGATTATTATTATTTTACGTTTCAAATGAACCATAAATCAGTCTGTTTAAATTGTGGGAAAAAGGGCCACTGCTCAAAAACATGTCGACATCCAACTAATAGTTATGGGTGTATTGTCTTTAAAAAATCAACAGATGGGATTAGATACTTAATGATACAAAGAAAATATACACCTGAATATATTGAGATGATACGTGGACATTATTATGAAGTACACACGGATGAGATTAATTATCAATATCTAATCTTATTAATTAATAGCTTATCCTTGATAGAAAGAAATTATATTCAACAACATGGTTTTGACTACTTATGGAAAAACATTTGGCAATGGGTTGGAACCGAAGACCAAATGAGGAAAATTCAAAATGACTTTCAAAAATGTCAACACCGTTTCAATTTATTGAAGAATGGCCATATATTTGGTCGTTATGGATTCTTGAGTTTCCAAAAACTCTTTCAAAGTATGCCAACGACACAAACTGAACCCGATTGGGAATTCCCTAAGGGAAAAAGAGAAGGATATGAAGCAGATCAACGATGTGCGATAAGAGAATGTTGTGAGGAAACAGCGCTCCATATGGCAGACTTTAAAGTATTTCTACATGTGACACCATTCCAAGAAACATTCAACGGTGTTAATAATATCAAATATTGTAATAATTACTATCTAGCCGAATTAACTAACATTGGTCGGTTAATTTACTATAATCCTAACCATATTGAACAAAATAAGGAAATTCGCAAAATTGGTTGGTTTACCATTCAAGATATGTGTCAAATCATTAATCCTAAATGCACATACCGTATTAAAATAGTTAATGATATTAACAATCTCGTAAGTAAATTGATAACACATGACGTTACGAAAGCTTCTTAGCTTAGTTACTTATAGAAAGATAAATTACTCATATGACGTTCTTCCACAACGGTTCTTAATTCAATGTATTTTGGATCATTTAAAAGGTCTTTGACCAATTTGTTCAATTTTCCACCCATACTGTAATAATTAGTTAGCACTGAATACTCCACGAAATAATATAAACTCTTGCTACTATAACGGTAATCAAACATATTTATAACCTGTTGTGCTTCGCTAAATAACCGATTATTCAAATAATACTGAATCGTTTCAGGAACATTTGTGAGATTGTGTACGGTTTCATAATTATCAATGATTCCAGTATAATCACCATAATAATAGTTAAATAAATCAGGATATTTACGCACAATAACAGTGGTTATTGCCTCATCTAATTGATACCATTGATCAGCAAGCATGTCTTGAAGTTCATTTTCAAAGAGACTAACATATCTCAGGATATTATCCTTATGACCTGTCAACATACCACCCGCTATATTATGTCTTGTCCAACGGAAATATTCTTTAGGATGTAAATCGGATGTTAAGTAAGGGCGAATCATCAATAATTTGAGCTTATCTTCTATCTTCCACTGTTCAACCACACTTAGGTCTTTGGTAAACCGATAAAGACCAAAATCCATACAAATGAAAGTTTCAGTATTGAACGGGTTATCTTCTATACTCTCCTTCCACATATAGGGTCTAGCATACATTAACATATGATATAATAAAGTATCTTTGGTGATATTCCGATTTTTTATCTCATAAGTTGTTTGTAATTGTTCAACTTTATCCTTATATTGATAGGTACAGAATTCACTGATTTCTTTCTTTTTGATAACCACATTTTTCTTGTTAAAGAATAACATTTGCAAAACTGGATAACATGTACTATCTGTCCAAATAATAACGGGGAATGTTATAGTTAACCAGTGATGAATATTACCTAACATATCAGAAATATGTGATGGATTACCAACATTATATAATAAGGTAATTATGGTACTATGTTTGGCTTTGGGATGAAGCGTTAGTGGTTGATTAGAGACCTGTGGTAATTGTGGTAATTGTGGTAATTGTGATAATTGTGGTAATTGTGGTAATCGTGGTAAATGAGATTCTGATAAATAATTTTGGCACATTCTTTCATAAAAACACAAGTTTTTTAATTCATCGAGTGTCATTTGACACTTCTTGTTAATATAGGATCTCCAGACATACTGACATGCCTCATAACATTTATCATAATTCTGATACCCAAAACTGTGAGTAATAAACTTATTGATTGGTGTCGTGGGGTTCTCATAGATGTAACAATAATTGGTAATCATTTGCAAGTAATCACCATAATACTGTTCAAAATACTCAGGATATTTGAAATAGACTGGACTATATAATTGTTCATCCGCATGACCATAACCCTTGTCCAAATAGGATAAGAATTGTGACTCAATTTCATGACACACATTGTTCATGTACTTCTTATGACCTGTAAAAAAACCAGAACACATACCACAACGACCCATACGGAAATATTCTTGAACATTATCAACTAAACTCTGAGGCTGATAATCAATATAACACGTGGAAAATTTATCACGATTGGCCGAAAACGCCTCATCTAAGTGAATTAAATTTTTATAACCCATACGCTCAATACAGATATTAATCCAACAAAAATGACTACTAGCAAAAGGGTTTTCTTCAATGGTTCTCTTTAGTAACAGATACCGCGCCATACAAAATAAATAATAACTAGCATTATTCCGCGGGTCAAATTGATACGGTTTCTTGAGGCGATTACTGATAATTTGACCACGGTAATGACTAAAGGGTTTATCTTCATATCCAGGATGCCCGATAAATTTCAATTGTTCAAAATCAACAATAATATATCGCGTTCTTTCACTCAAATGTGGTGGTCTTAACTGTTTTAATTGCTCTAAACTATCTCGATCACAATAAACGACTAAATTATATGGGAAAGACATCGTTGCGTTAGAGTGAGTTAAATAGTAATCTTTAGATCTGACATCCTGATTCGTATCGAGTGAGTTAGTTAGATTAATATAAGCGGTTACCATTGTCCAATTGTTATTGCAAGAACGGCGTGGAAACACGTAATCATATAAATGAGTGAATGTTACGACACCCGTTCCAGACCAGTGACCATAAGCCGTAATGTCAAATTTCTCTTGCTCGGGGATTAATGACCAAAACTTATCACGCATATCCTTAAAATACCAAATATCATCACACACTAATAGTCCCTGATAATGGTGCTGACGTAAAAATTGGTAAAATTCATATTCAGATGTCCCGTTATGTGGTTCGATATCCATAAAAATAATAGCGGATGAAAGTAACTTATTTAACCACGGTTCCCGACCTTGGCTTGTCAACAAATCACATAGATTAAAATGAATATTATGGCGTTTAGTTACCTCTGGTTTACTTATTTTGCTGCTAATATCAAAAGTATAAACAGTATTTGTCTCATTGTAAGCTAAACAATACGCATCATAACCGTCACATGATCTTAGATCAAAAATATCGCGATTATTAAATAATGTGGATAAATATGCTAATAAACGGTAATGTTCCTGACCAACTGGACCGTATACATCAGCACAACTAAGATAACTAATATATTTCTCGAACAAAGGTATATTGATGTCCATCGGTGTATATAAATTACATATAAACTGATGTTGTTATGTAGATAAAATTACTTTATATAGTAGATTGCTCCAAGTAAAATCACTGGAACCATAATGGCTGCTAATGAACTATAATTGAAATCGGCGAAGTTCTCAATGATAAACTCTGTATTTTTGTCATGAAATGCCTTAAACATCTTACTATTCCAATGTGAAAATAGTCGATTCGATGATAAATACTGGTCAATTGGAACGGCTTCTAGATATTTGATATACTGTTGACGATACTTGGGAACTGGGAAAACATTTCCCAATGTCATGAAAAAGTTCTTATAATTGAAAACTTCTTGGAAATTTGGTCGTTGAGGATACCGTTGTACAATCATGAGCAAATATTTCCAAATAATGGCTGGATCACAAGCAGGATCCCGATGTGGAGATAATCGGCTGAGCCATGATAACAGAGTATCACGACTGGTTAAATTAACTTCTATTGGGTGATATTTAAGATAATTAACATAATATCTTTGGAACTTGGGGCTAATAATGACTTGAGGTAATGCTTCAAAGAATTCCCTATAATTTTGAACTATCTGATAATTAGGATTCTCTGGAAAATGACTCGCTATTGTATAAATAAAACACAGATCCATTGGGGAAGATATATCATATATTGATAATATAAATTTTCAATAAATGATACAAAGTATTTATTTGAAATCATATGATAAGATTAAGGTGACCATGTGACCATGTGACCATGTGACCATGTGACCATGTGACCATGTGACCATGTGACCATGTGACCATGTGACCATGTGACCACTATGACCACGTGACCACGTGACCACTATGACCATGTTTCGGGTTTCATATGAGGTGATAGGACTAAACGGATAAATCCTAAACTACCAACATCATATTCAAGGAACAATGGGAAGTCGTTCTGTAGATACATCGTGACTTGAGTTGATAGGCATGAACATTTAGTAAATTCAATCAACTTTTCTAATTTAACATAAATCTCTATGATTGATGAGGTATCCTCAGTACTTTTCTGAACTTTAATACTAGATTCCTCCTTATTAGTACGCGTTCTAATAATCTCTTGAATACCAATATCACCCTTGGTGTAGAACTTAAGAGTATCCTTATGGAAGGTTATCTTAACAACCTCACCCGAAACGCTCTTCAAATTAGTAATAATTGACTGTAAATCGGTTGAAGGCATCTGAATACTATAAGGATACGTCAGCTCTGGTGGGTCAATTGGGGCAACATTAACATCCATTGTATCAATATACACCTTATTACATTGACCCTTAGCCGCATTCTCAATCAACAAACCGAATGAAGTACTAATATCTGAATCGTCACCTGTATCATACTGGTCTGAATTCTCCATGGGATCTTCCACGAACAATGTTAAAATATCCTTGGTTCCAACACCCTTCAAAATTTTTGCAACATTAACCACATCAACACCAATCTTGAGCGGCTTTTTACAATAAAAACCATCAAAATTACTTGCGTTTAGAACTACTTGTGCGATAATAATGTGTGCTAAATCCATTTCTAAAATTTCGATCCCATCTGGAGTAATATTAATATTAGCTTCAACGATATTATTCTCTTTCAAGATACTGAACAGAGACTTAAAGTTACTTGGTTGAAGTGTCTCTATTTTCACTAGATATTGTGAGTCTCCCATTTATGTATTGTTTATTGTATTATTTCTAAATAATAAAATAAGTTTAATTCAATTTTTAATAATCAATTTTACAAAAATCAAATGACATACATTATTGATACCCAGAACCAATAGTTGTTACACGAAAAATTGATTATCCAAATTTGATAATAATAGATAATTATTATACATCAATGAATTCTCAAGAAAAAATTCCAATGTTACTTAATGTCTGTTATGGTGGTTATGGTTTTAGTAAAAAAGCAACACAAATGTATAAAGAGCGGAAGAGCGTAAAAACAAACTCTTATTTATTTGGATTACCGCGGTGTGATCCAATTTCTATTCAAATAGTGAGAGAATTAGGACAAGAAGCAAATGGTGACTGTAGTGACTTAAGAATAGTTGAAATTTACAAAGAATTAGAAGATTATGTAAGGGTTGATGAATATGATGGAACGGAGTCTTTTTCGTATCAAATTGATAAATATAAATTAGATCAAATAAAGAAAATTAATAATTCTGAAATTTCTCCACTTGATAAATTTCAAAAAATCAATGAGGTGATTGATTTTATTTTACCTGTGTAACAACCGATTCATTTATCTCCTTATCAGTAAACTGATACTCTTTGGAATTTGCATCAATTGGGTCAATTGGTCCTTCAACATAGCGGTATAATGGAACTGATTTAACAGTGGTTTGACCGAAGATTTCAGCATAGCTTCCCAATCGGTCACTCACAGGAGATGGAACTGTATTACTACGAGGTAGACAATTAGGTGGTCTCCATTGATTCATGGTCCAATGTGTTGGAGGGATATAAGTATAGCCTTTGTTTTTGACATCTTCTTCTAGACTCTTACGGATTGTCTTCAACCTCACAGCCAGAGTATTTCTTCTTGCATCGGTTGAAAGATACATGTTTTCAATATCCTCATTTTTCTTATTGAGCTCGTCAATCTTTTGGTTTAGATCAACATTAATTTTATTCGCATCAATAATCTGTTGGGTTTTCTCCTCAATCGATTGGTCTAAGTCCTCAAAATTAGCTTTCTCATTGACTAGTTGCCCTCTAAGTGCACTGATTTCACCTTTTAAGTGATCAATCTCATACTTCATCTGGTAAATTTGCTTCTGTGCTTCTCTCTGTTGCTCAAAGTTCGCGTCCATTGTTTCTTGTTTTAATAATTGTATATTTTTATCCGTATAAACAATCGGTAGATGGTCATCAGCAGGCTTAACAGAGGTATCGATTTGCTCGTTTCCCGTAGGTACATTCGGTTTCATAAGTTGAGTAACGCTCATTCGCGGTGATTGAATAATTTTATTATCAGGATTCACTGCGGTAACATCCTGTGAGTCCCCTGTGGCCGTGTCTGCTCCACCAATAAAGCTTTCGCGAACATATAATGGAGCCGTTGTTACAGGACGACTTTTCATATATTTTTGTTTCGCGTAAAATTTCTTGAGATCATTTAAATATTTACGATAAGGATCACCACATTTATCGATGTTTTGAAATAAATATTTCAATTGATTCCAATTATCTTGATAATCTCCAACAGAGTCAAACACCAGATCACGTTCTGGTGGATTTTTTTCTAATTTTGACTCAACGATAAATTTGTTACTATATGAAGGGTTTTCATACATCCGAATATAGTCAAATGGGCACTCATTGGGGTGATCATATAGAGCAACCTTACATCGTGTGTTATTGAACCCTTCACGGTATCCTTGTAATACTGATGATAGTATTGTTAATAATATTAAAATGAAGATACTGACTAGTATTAACAATAGATTCATTATAAAATTATCTTCCAGAAAAAAATCGCTTTAATTATCTTTATTAACAAACATTGGCACAAGTAAAATCTACTGCAGACTTGAAAAGAGTCTTGATGATGTCTAAAAGAGAATAGATTAAGACAACCACAAAAGCTAAATGTAAACGGGTAGTTTGGTCTAATTCTGGTTGAGGAATGAGACTAGAAAATAGGTAAACTAAACCAAAGAGGACTACTAAACGAGCTAAATGATTGCCAAGGTTTGAGACTGAATTTATTGGTTCTAATTCTAGTTTGGATTCCGTTTCACGTTGTACGCGAGGGCGTGGCATTGATAAAAGAACCGCTTTAGATACTGGTTTGAGCTCTAGTGCAGGTGACTGGTCTTGAGACGGATTCATATGATACTTATATACGCTATTGAGAAATTATGTCATTTGTAATGGCATAATTTCTATTTAAGTTATCTAATAATTTATTAATCTATTAATCTATTAATCTATTAATCTATTAATCTATTAATCTATTAATCTATTAATCTATTAATCTGTTAATCTATTAATTAACATGCGATCTCGCAGATCGTTGATTTGGTTGATACAAGTAGAGATCTGAGGACATCAACAAGACTGTATGTGATCACAACTGCAGCTGTAATCATTATCTTTGTATTCAT